GACTTTACGGGCAATGCGTCGCTGGTTTGACATCATGCCATACATCGGCATGCTCTCAGAGCCATATTGCATCGTGTATTCAGCATTGGAGCCATCGAATGACACCATGTTATCCGTGAGATAACCAGAGAGGTTATATTCGATACCCTGTGCGACCCATTTCATCACGGCGTCACTGAATTGCGCGAGGGCATCACGGATATCCTGTTCTGGTTGATCGCCAATCTTGAAGGCGTCAAGCACGGCACACGAGAGGGAACACACGATAACATCTTGCCAGTCCTCAAGAAGATCCTCTGCCATTTCTTCGGCATAGTGCTCGGCAAAAGTTTTCTTACTCGTCTGGCTGGCAGATTTGACGCCTGTGATAACGGCTTCGGGATTCATGGCAAAGTTTGATGTGACCGATGAGCCTTCACGCATACGAAGTTCTAGGAGGTCACGCACCATCGTTTTCTTGCCGTCAACGACTTCCTCAACGAGTTCGGATTTAATGACCTCATAGCCGATACTTAGTTCATCGATATAGCCCGCTTTATTCCCAGAGAAGACCATCGTTGCAGTAGGATTATTGGGAATGCCCGCATCATTCTTACTAATATCAAGCTGATACGTGACAAGCAAGCCCTTCTCATCCTCTTTGGCGTCAATATAGCCACCGAGAGGGTGTTCGGGATCGTGCATCCAGAGATGAGGCCAGATATATTTCTTTCCCCGCTTGCTCTTGTATTCAAGGGCATGGGCGATGGTGCGCTTGAAAGCACCGGGGCGCACGCGATCACGGATATACCCGTTGCCCAAGTCGATATTATTGAATGTGCTGAGGTAGCCCGTGATAATGCCGCGTTCCTCATCAACGGACTTCACCTCTAGGGTGAAGGTCTTTTTCTCTATGGTCATCCTAGTGTAGCCTCCCTAAAGCGGCGAAATTCCTCACGCCGCCTCCGGCGCTCATCAAGGTCAAGATCTTTCTTCGGCTTGGCATACGTCACGCCGCTATCGTCTTCCTCATCGGAGTCATCAAGCGGCAATGGCGGCAAGCCCTGTGCAGCACGCTCGCGGTTACGCTCAATCACGTCTTGCTGGTGACGCGCTTCCAGCATGCCAACCAGGAACCAATTGATCAGGCTATCGGCGTCCATATGCTCAACATCCGCATCATCGGGTATGGATAGCTGAACAGCCGTACACTTACAAAATCTATGAGAATCCGATGGATCGGTACAACCATTAGGGAACGCCTCACCCACTGGCATTAGTACGTTATCGTTTTCAGAGCAGAAATCGCACGCATCAGGATCACACTGCCAGAGGATATGCGTCACCGCGCCATCCACTGATTTGCGCCTGGGAACGCGCAAGAGGCGTTTCTGTGGCGGTGCATCCTGCGGTTGGGCTTGCGGTGGCTCTTGCCCCTGCATAGGCGCTGGCGCGGCTTCTATCGGCTCAGGTTGCGGCTTCGGTGGGGCGGCAGGCTCTTTGAGGCTCTGTTCGGCATAGTCTTGTAGTTTGTCTGCTGGAACAAGCACGCTGCCAATACGGTACACATTGCCAGCAGGGCCAATATCAGGCAATCCCTGTGCTTCTAGGGACTGATTGAGGGTGCATGCACCTTGGAAGTAGGACTTCACGCCGCGATCAGCTTGGGCGGTCTTCTGCTCTTGTAAGAGCTTCTGAATCACCTCTACTGATTCTTTGTCGTAATAGAGATAGGCCCCGTTTCGTAGATCGGGATACATGGGAACAAGCCACATATTAAGCATAGCGTAGAACTTATCAAGTGCCGGAAAAATGGCCTCGGTATATGAGCCAACCTTGGCCTGCTCAAAGTTATCATACGTGGTCGATGAGGTATCGCCAATCAACTGTGGCGGCATATCATAGAGGTTTGCCAGCCCGCCCGCATTATATTTCTGACTTTCAAGCCAGTCCATATCAGACGGGGGAACGGCGGTGCCCTGCCATGTCAAGCCACCGTCGAGCACAGGCGACTTGCCCGCGTTCTGTGGCCCGCTATACTTCGCATTGACCTTGGCTTCTAACTGATCCCGATCCGTCTTCTGCATTGGCGCAGGAGTCGTCCAGACGCCGGGCATCTTGCCGCTATTTTGCATCAGGGCAAGGTTCCACTTTTTCGCCGCCGTTTGCATATCCACCATGATTGCCCCTGGCTCTAGGGCAGACATACCCACCAAGGGGTCAATGGGATTCCAGGTCTTCATCCGTCCAATATTGAACGGATCAATCGGCTGCTCAAAATCGGCGTATTGATAGCCCGCAATGCCCCGTGTCTTCGCGGCAAGAATGGTCACTTTGTCGGGCTGTAAGGCCCATAACTCATCAGGTGGGGCGCTTGTGCCATTGCGGATAGCATAGAGATACGCATTGCCCGCAAGCAGATAATACCCAAGCATCTCCTCACGTAAGTCAACGCCCGTTTGCTCAGGGTTGGGCTTCTTGAGGCGTTGCAAGAGTGGGTGTGAGGCGGGGATTTCCTTCTCACGGGTATCATCGGTGTAGAGCTTCGGCGGGATCGCCGCGCCATTCGTGGAGATGTAGCGGATCACCTTGTAAACCGTGTCCGAACCACCATACCCCTCTTTGGCAAAAGCTTTGTAGTTGCGAGGCATAGTGATGGCTGATGGCAGGTCAGAGAATCCGGTACTGAGTCCCGCGTAGGCGGGATTGGCCTTTTCCGCACGGGCAAGCCTTACTTGATTGCGTGGATATTTCTTGCCCATGCGGTATTGCCTCAGTGTTCATCTGCCCATTGGAAGGGGTCGCTTGCCTGTATTTCAGCGAGCGTGGGGATCGTTATCTTGGGAGCGTCGGGTAGTGGCTCATCAGCAAGAGGGAACACGCGCATGCTCACCAGATCAGCCGCCATTGAGCAGCAATCCACCTGATCGTCATGAGCCGCACGGGGAAACTTCAAGAGTTCCGGTTCTAGGTCCGTGAGGTATTCCGCGCCCTGCTGAAAGTACATATCACCCGCCTCCATTTTGATCGCCGCAACGCTTGCGCGGGCGACCTTATCACGAACGGGCTTATACTCACGAACAGGGATACCCTTGGCTTTGAGTTGCTGATAAAGTGCTAGAGCATAGAACACGGTCTCTACCGCAAGATAGTTCCAAATCCATCGCACATATTGCGCTTCAATGCTTTGGACTTGCTGCGGATTGTCTAGATGGCCGCGTATCTGTGCCAAGAGCAAGAGTTCGCGCTTAGGGGTCTCTGCCCATATCTGCAATACGGTATAGTCGGCTTCCTGCTTCGTGCTAATGGCCGGGTCATTCACGGAAAAGATGGTGCAATCGCTCTTTTTGATGGGCTTCTCACCATCAGGGGTGTGCAGGATATAGTAATCATCGCGTATTGAAAAATAGCGGAACCACTCACGCTTGAAGGTGCCGCCACTCGCCGGAACGGGTGACTGCTGATACTGCGCGCTATACCCATTCGTGCCAAGATCGCGCTTGAGGCCATCAAGTGATGATTGGGTGAAGCGTTCGGGCCAGAGTAATTGCCCCTCGGTCGTGCGTGGATCGCGCCAGCCAATAGGGGTGACGCACTGACGTTGCGGCTCATACTCAGCAGGCAGATTCAGATGCACCCAGTCAGGACGCTCACGCAGGATATACCCGCACACATCATTCTCGTGAATGCGTTGCCCGACTACCACCATGCCATCTTTGCTCTGGTCATTCAGGCGATTCGTCCAGACCTCACGGAACCACGTAACCGCCGCCTCACGGAGCGTATCGGAATACGCATCTGTGGCGTTGTGCGGGTCGTCTAGGATAAGTTTGGAACCACCATGTCCGGTTGTACTGCCATCCACTGAGATTGCCATCTGATAGCCACGTTGGTCATTCTCGAAAAAGCTCTTGACATTCTGGTCGCCAGACATGGCAAAATGCTTGAAGCGTTCCATCGTCCAAGGGGATTCAAGAATGCGCCGCACACGCTGATTGTCGCGTACTGAGAGAGCATAGCTATAGGAGGCACCGAGTATCTGTTCCTGGGGTTGCTGTATCCAGAGCCATGCACGCCAGATGACAAGCATGAGGGACTTGGTATGCCGTGGCGGGATATTGATCACCATATGGCGAATCTCGCCCCGTGTGACCGCCTCCAGATGCTCCACAATGGCATCTAGGCACCATCCATCGACAAAGGGCGACGGCTCGATAATGTGCCAGACAGAACGGGCAAAATACTTGAGGGAGCGGCGGGACCGTTCCGCTTGGATAGCGTGCAGGTCAAGGAGTTCTCGATAGTCAGGTGTTGCCATGTGTTTTTATCGCCAATTGCTCTAAGAGGGCGAGTTCTTGATCAGAGAGTGCCGAGAGGCGATGTGTCACGGTGGATGTCGATTGCACTTCGATTTGCGTCTTTTCGCGGTACTCTGGCATACGCGCCTTTGCCAAGAATTCTAGCAATCTATCGCTATATTTGGTCACGGTGAATAACTCACCCTTGGCACTTACGAGTGAGTCTTCATAGCCCGTAACGGCGCGGCGATGAATCTCTGCTCGAATCGCATCATTGACTTGCTCTTTGGCGTCCTGATAGCGTATTCCGAACGTCGCATCATGCTCTTCCCAATAGCGCACCGTAGAACGGGAGACATTAACGAGTCGGCACGCTCCCGACTCATTCGCCAGTTCAATGAATTTTTCGAGGAAAGCATCTTGAATTTCGGGCTTGATTTCATCGGGGATATTCTTGCCACTTACACGCGGGCGATCTGCATGGGGTAGCAATTGCGCCACTTGTTCGACATGTGCGGCAAAGTGCCGTCTGAGGGATGATTCAGCTACACCATATTGCGACGCTATACGCCGATTCGGGAG